ATTGATGAATACATTGATTACTTCTATCGTATCTGTGTTGATCCCAACAAATCCAATAGGGTTATATTGAATCAGGTTAATTTCGCGGATTCTTGTGATTTCAATAACGTGAATATCTTCGTGGTTCCCAAATTTATCATTCAAACCGATGATGAATATCCATCATTCCTATCAAACAGCCTGAAAAACCTGATTATTGACTCCACCTTTGATAAGAAGATGCTTAGTCATGAGATTGTTCCCCGTGATCCAATTTATGTGGCTTTTGATATTGGTTATTCTGCTCAGGCGGCGGATAAGGATGTGTATTTGACTAGCAAATTGGAAATCGTTCGCACATCAAATTCCAAGATCAACAAGGAAAACTTGAAAAAACGTATTATCAACATTATTTTGGATTTCTTTAATCCCCTCAACAATTCTTTAGGTCAAAGACTTGATCTTTCGTCCCTAACTTCATCCATCCTTGGATTGGAAGGTGTTGACACGATCAGAACTCGCAATGGAAATGAGATATTCAATGGAATATCCTTCATAAGCTGGAATCCTGTTTATGAAGGGGTAGATGAAGAAATTGTGACGCAAACCACAACACTTCCATTTTTCAAATTCCCTTATGTTTACAGACCCCAAACCATAGGTGATAGAATCTTAATCTTGGATAGCGAATGAGCAGCTTTAGCGATATTGAATTTGATGTTCTGGATTGGAAGAACGAATATGTGTTGAGTTCCTATGCTTTGGAACAGACACCGCTTCGATTTATTCCCAATCTGGACGATTTTAGCTATGTTCAAGTGTTGTGGGAATTTGGTGATGGTACCATTTCCAGTTCTTTGACCGCTGAAAAGTATTGGGAAAATCCGGGTAGTTATGTCGTCAATTTCACTCTTTATGATTGCTATTCCAATGCGGTGATTTCCACGGAATATAAAATTATCAATATTGTGGATTATCTTACACACACCTTTACCGTGGACTTTGATGATCCATCCTATTATGATAATATTTCATGGAAATGTGGTAAAATTAGCGATCCCGTCACAATTCGAGCGTATTATCCTCCAACCATTCCGATCACAAGCCTATTCTACCGCATAAGTGGTAGTAACAGTGATTACTATTTTGATGAATTGACAAAATTTCGTCATTTGGATAAGACATATTCTTTCCATGAGAAGATTTACAATAATTACCTCTCAAGCTACCAGTATCAAGAGATTGATCGCATTACAACCGAAAACACTTCGGTATATGCCAAGATATCGGGAAACAATCTGATTGGTGCCACGGAAGCGGATAATAATTCATTCTTTGTGGGTGTATCGGGAATCAAGGATATCCATTTTAAGGACGATTCCATCAATCGAATCAACATTGACTTGTTTTTTGATAGAAGCATGGAATATCTCAACAATCGGAACAATACCAAGATTTCTCTATCCGCTCTTATCGTGAATAATAATGAAGTGCAAGATTTATCCATCACTAGCAATGGTCTGGATGGGGAGTTCTATGAAACTGATTCGTTTAATATTGATGGTAGGAAATTCTCCTATGTGGATATTCCGTTTGTGGTGAAAATCAAAGATTCGGAGAATTTTAGCGTCAAAAATTTTCCATTGCTTTTGGCTTCCGATGTCAATGTTCTAGTATTATCAGGAGGGGGTATAGTAAATTCGTCTTATTATGAATTGAAAGATGTGGGATCTTATTATGGTTCGGCTAGAGGTAAAGTGAAATTTAAAACTAACAATGTTTTACATTATGTTCAGTTAAGTGCCAATCTATCTACAACCAATGATCGAGGAAGTTCATATTCCTTGTCAGGTATCACCAATTATTTTGATGTATATCCAAGAAATTACACATCTATTGAAAAGAAAAATGAGAATTTTGACGCTCAAGAGACATTTAAGAGTCTGCGATTTCAAGAATTTCTTCTTGATAAAACTGTATTGTTTGATGATTTTATGGGATCGGTGTTTGGAACCCTTAGTTCTTCTTATGATACACTTGGTAAGAAAATATATGAAAAAATCGCTAATTTTGTTGAAAACACTCAAGATGTGGATAGGGGGGAAATCTTTTCCCTGATTTCACAAATGAAAATGACTGGAGTTGGCAACAATGTGTTTGAATCCAACTTGTTTACTTATCCTGAGAAAGTCAAACGGATTATGGACTTGGGATCAATCAGCGAAAACAAGTTGATTGGATATAACAACAAATTCAATGAGAATTTTGATATTAAAGGATTTTCCTCCAAAGAAATCTTTGGAACCAATCTGGGTAACGAAATAAACACCAAAACCTATATCATCTCAGCGGGAATTCCAGTTGTAGCTTTAGAGAAATTCTCCAACCGTTATGTGTTATTGAATACTAAACAACCTGTGGAAGCAACCGGATTGAGTGCTTACATGTTATCTGGTTATAACGTAAATTGGGGATGGCCTCTGGTTCTTCCTGATACCTATCAATATTCTGATCTGGGGAAGTATTATTTATTCTTTGAATACCAATCAGGTTATGAAAACACCCTTGTTGATAATACCATTGTGTATGACTACACCCTTTACGATAATCTCTCATCCAAACACGTATTAAGGGATGAAGATGGGGAACCTATACTCACTGAAACCTCCCAACCGATCTTCGAAGAGTTTGATTTCAATTATATTTCCGAAATGATGAACATTTCTTTGAGGGATACCCTATATCAATCTTTATCTTTGTATCACACCGCTTAAATAATGCTAATGACTCTAGCATCATTAGGCTACCCAAATATTCCCAAGTCCATCACCAATCCAAATGTGCTGGTTCGCGATGCTCTGGATGCGAATACACCTCTTTCATTCCTCCGATTCATCAAAACGATGGATGTTTCTTTCAATCCATCCAAAAATCAAGATTATTACACTGCATACCTTAAATCTTGGAATTCTGTAAAAAATACCAAGACAATAGATGATAATTCCGTGATCATTGAGCGTTATCGGGAGTTCATTCAAGATGTTAATCTGGAATACACCACTTTGGAGGAGCAGAAGTTCCTATCCAAGTTGGATTTCAATGATCCTCTTGATCTTGATATAGTTATTCCGTTTTATTCCCGAAAATTGATAGAAATATCGGAATATTATAATAAAAAACGAGAAGAAACCAAATTTCAAATTACTAAAAAGAGAATTTCTGGCACAAATTTCGGATCAACCAAAGATATTAAAGATATCACTATCAATTATCTGGAAAATCTTGATAACCGCAAGATTAACTATGATTTTACTGATTTGAAAAACAATCTGGAGGTGGAGATTGAGGAATTGTATGAAACATATCCCGAATACTTTAACCAAACACCAAATGATCAGATATATGATAACAAGGATTTGGATTATGGTTTGGATATTTTTCTCAAAACCAATGCGGAACTCATTCCTGAAGTGTTCGCGGGAGTATCACCTTCCCTAATAGCACTGAAAGAAGGTGATTCTTTACTAGATAACAAGAGAAAATTAACGGAAAAATACATATCTTCCAATTATTATTATCTTTCCACAGGTTCCACAGTGTATGACTTTATTTCCGGTAAAATGTTGGATGCTGATAACCCATCAGCATCCTTTTTAAACACCAAATATCCCACAACAGCTTCCACACAGAGAAAAGAATTTAAAACACCAGCGGAAATAGGATTCTTCCGTCCCCATAAGCTCTCCATCATTTTGATTGATGGGGAAAGACCTTCATATTCATTCAATTTTGATAATTTGGAACCCAATACCATTTATTATTTTCCTGATCCCGATATCAGGGGTAATAATGATGGTGTTCTCACGTTCGTAAACAATGATTTGTTCCTGAAACGTAATGATTCTTCGGGAAAAGCCAAAAATCAACCGATCAGTAATAAAAACGATTCCCAATATTACGGTTACATTACCCAAACGGTGACTACTCCCTTAAAATATCTGGATAAGGTATTTGAATCAGGTTATATTCAAGATGCAAAGGAAGATATCTACAACAATCTCTACGGATTGTTTAAAAATGATGGAAGTTTCAAACAAACAATCAAGGTATTTCCCGAAACGGAAAAACAATATTACATTCTGGATGGACACACCTTCTATGATTTCAAATATGGAGAAGGGTATGCTTTCAATTACTCCACTGTTGATAATTCCACCTTCCCATACACCATTAGATCGGGATTATCTTCATACACTGGAAGATTCACCACTGATTTCACCAGACATTATATTTTGTTCGGAGGTAAATTCACTGACAATTTCGTATATCCTCCTGATTTTTATCCAAATTGTCAAATTCTGGAAGGTTATAATGTTTTCCGTGATAATGTTCCTGTAACCGACACCATATCATCCGATTTAAGTGGATATCCTCTTAGTGGCACTTACTATTACTCTCGTCTGATTGAAGGAGGTGTCCATGACTCATCCCCTCTCCAAAGAGCATTGGTTGATCCCTCATATCCAACTTTAACTGCGAATGCAACACAAGAAATTGTTCCAAATGAAACCACAACTTTCATGATTGATGGTGGTAAAGTAACCAATTTGTTGTGTGACACACCTTTTCAATTCCCATCCATCTATTACGATCCCACGGTGTTACAATCCAGTGTTTACAATCTTTCATCTTCTCCAACCGAGAATTACTTCACAAGGTTGTCATCCACTGGTACCTTATACGTTAGAAACGCATATACCAAAGAAGTAAAATCATTCCAAACGACTTTTAATTACCTATCCACAACTTTGTTGAGTTCGGTTTACAACGAATTATCAGGTATTTATTCGTTTGAAATTGTAGGGGACACTATGTTCATTCAAACCAAAAACAATCTCATCATAAAAAAAATTCTTTTTGAGAATGGAAACTTTGTAAATCCCAAGAAATCAACGTATGTAACATCTTTCAATAATAATCCTTATCAGAAGATATCCAACCGATTCAAGAAACGGGATAAGGTATATTATGTTCTGATTAACACCGATACTTACCCGATATTAAGCAACGATTTCAAAATGTATCCAACCATATATGAAATTGATACTACAAAATATACTAGAAAAATTTATTCTGTGGGAGGGCTAACCAATTTCTACTCGATATCTGGTGGTTCGGATACATATGTTAAGGCGGAAAACCCCGTATTCACATATGATAATCGTTCCAATCAATATAACATTTCATTCCTGATGAAAAAGGCAGACAATCAATTCATCATTCAGGAATTTGACTTTGAATTAAATCCATTGTCCATGATCAACCATAAACAAATCAAACAACGATGAATACCAAATTCCTATCACTGTCTTCCCTGAATACCAACCAGACCACCACATTCCCCATAATAGGGGTAGTGGATAATACATTATTGACAATATCGCTGTCTGGAGTAACGGAACGGATTTTTCCCACACACCTCATCATTCAATGGGGAGATGGTGTGGAGGATTTTTTTGAAAATGACATATTACAGAATCAAAATATCTCTTCCAATATCTTTTCATCTCTGCTGATAGATAAATACACCCATGAATATTTTCCATCTACTGTGTCAACGAACCAAACGCTGACGGCAACGGTTTCCCTATATTACACCAATTCAAATATATCCACGTTTACACTACCCTTATCAATCACAAATTATGATTATGCCACTTCAGTTGGTGATGTTCGACTTGTAAATACTGATTATTTGCAGAGTGGTGATAAAATACATCAATTGGTCACTGATGAGGGTGGGTATTTAATAGAACTACTCGTTAAATAATATTGTGGCTATTTTGTTTGATAAATTATCATCCTGTGAATCCGTTTCGCTTTATTCGAATTTAAAGGATGTAGGATTTCAAAAATTTTCCCGTTATTATCAAGGAGATTATAACCTTACGTTTTACAATGCACTTTCCGGTATTGTGGATGTAAAAAACAAAAATTATACAAATTTTCTACTAACTCGAAACACTAAAATATCCAATATTTTGGAAGAAGAGAATCAAATACTGAAATCCAATTCCTTATTAACCAATTTGAATTTTGGGGGTAATTTTCTAACATTTCAAAATGCTAGTCCCAGACAATTAGGATTATTGGGTATTTATCATGAAAATGAATACTACGGTAACTACAATTTCTCAACAAATGGTAATTCTCTACTTACAAATTTCGTTGTCACGTTAAAAGCAGATAATGTATGTGATATTTATCAATATTATGATTATAAAAAATATTATTTGACCAGAAATTCTGACAACGAGTTGAATTTTTATACTAAAAATTTAGGATTAACTGCATATGATTTCAAATACATATACTCCCGCTCAAATAGGGCAATATTCCTATTTCAAACCTTATCAGGAACTCCACACTTTGTTAGAAAGAGTGGAAATCTACTCACCTTGTCTCCTTCTACATCCGCCAATAAAACAAGCATATATTCAAACCCCATTTATTTGAGTAAGGATATTTATGCAAACTTCGACATCAACCCCAACACATCTTATGTTGAATACGGATATGATAATACCATACCAGATACCAAAATCTTAAAAGATTTGGAAAACAATTATCTACTTCACAGGGAAAATGATTCCACTGATATTATAGTATTAAAAAACCAACTTTCTCAAGAGAATACCTTCACATCGGGTAACACCTTATTATCTTCCCAAGACTTGAAATTTTTCGTGGACGGCATGAGGAACTATACATCGATTTTCAATGATATTGATACTGAAAAGGATGAAACATTGGCTCTAAATTATGTGTTTTACAATAAAACATATCAAATTTTTCCCGGATTGAATAAATTTACGGCTCCTGATAATATGTCACCATTCAACAGGATTAATATCAATGATACAAAATTCGTGGAATCAGGAGCGTTTGGATATCCTACTCCTGAATACGCAGATAAAGTTTATCGCTCTGATGTTTCAGTGAGCTATGACGATGGGCAAACGTATCTATGCACTTGGTTATCCGGCTCCCCTCTGGGAACAGATAAAGTATGGGTTGATCGTTATTATTATCCGAACTTGATTGAGAAAGCATCGGCATTGATAGGAGACAGCACCTTCAATATAACATATGAAGACGCTGTGGAGAAATTAGTGTCTTCCAACACTTTTATACAGGATAGTCTTTTGTCTTTCACATTGTTTGATAAAAAAAGTGACATGTTATTTATTCCAAGTGGTAAATATACCTACGAAAGAATTAAAGCGAAAGAACAGATAAATGATCCTGTTGTGATAACCCCTTGTCAGTCCTTGGCAACAACTGGAAATAATATCAACTATTTCAAACAATTAAATGACGCAGGTAAATTCACGGTCAAATTCTATTTTGAAGGTGATGGGAATAGTTGGAAATTTAAAAGCAAGAGAAACAATACAGACGGGGGATTGACCATTGAAAAAAGAGGAAGTGATTTGATTTTTGCTATGAATCTATATAATCCGGGATTCATCGAGACGATCACGTTCACTGAAACGGTCGCATATAAACCATCTCAACGCAATTTTATATGTGTATCCATTGATTCCATTGTTGGTCAACTATATTTCTTCCTGAATAATCAAATTATTGGATTTTATTCTTTTGATAAAAATGAATTCTATGGTAAACGATTGGTGTTTGGGGATTTTGTATTAAATGATGTGGATATTTTCACTCAAAATACATTATTAAAAATCGGAATAACATCGGAATATACATCTGAAAACCTTGCTTTCATAACTCCCATACTTGACGGGGAATCAACCATTGATCAAATTTCAATTACTTTACCTTGCGGTATGAGAAATAGCACTGATACTGTAGAATATCTTCAAAGCGTGTGTAATAACCAAACATACAAATCCAATTTTGTCAATGTGTTTATAAAAAATATTGAATTGCAAGATTCTGATATGGACGGTCTTCGCAATAGGATAACATCGGATATTGTTGATCGCTCTCCACTAACCACTGAAATAAATACTCTAACAATTCTATGATTTCATATTTTAAATTCTCGTCAGGCGAAGCATTCACATTAAACGGTGTTGATTACTCTGGATTTTTCAACGTTGAAGATGGTGTTGCTTACACAGAGCGCACAAAAAGCACGACATCGGAGCAACTTGTTCCAAAGAACACGTTCATTTCAGACTTCTATCTCAATAAGATGGAATTTGATAACCAATTCGATTCAATCACTGAAGCATCTAATATAACTGCAAATGTTTTTGATAATCTCAATAAAGTTGAAATGGAAAAATTGTTATCCATTATTAATCAGAATAATCTAGTTGTTTTTAAATCTTTAGTTATCAATAACCCCCAAATTACCGATTTCACGGAGAACGAATCCCACTATTACGGGTTATCGTCAACACCGATTGATATGAGAATTGATGATTTGATGCTTGGTAAAAAAAACGCATCCCATATTGATCCATTTCGATATTCTCCCGAATGGGCATTTCTTGAAAATATTAAATATGGTGCATTATTCGTAAAATCGGATCAGACTTTCAAATATCTTTGCTCCACTGGTCTTGAACTTTATACTCTAAAAGGATCATTCACAGATGAAAGTTATATCGAATATTTCGTGCAAGAATTGGAAACCTCTGACGAAGTGTATGGAATTGACTATGATGAATTTGAAAATAAAATAACCATTATTACGCTTGATAATTTATTGGTATATGATGCTACCAATTATATTGATATTAAATGTGATGCTTTAGTATTGGTGGACTCAATCAAATTGAATTCTTCCACGAAATTTATTCGACTTGGAAATAATTACAGAACGTCCATTGAGAATAATAGTATCGTTCTTAGAAACAAATATTCAACAGAAAAAATAATTGACTTTAGTTTGGATTCACTTGGGATTGAGAACTTGTTGAATATCAATATAAGGGTGTTTGATGATTATATCATCGTATTACATCGAAAATCCAACAATTTTCATATAATGTTTTTTGACCCCCTTGATATGGAAGGAACGTTGAAAGATCAAATCATATCAGAATTCCAAAACAGTAATAATTATCGAGTTTATTTCGCAAATCACGATTCAAACGTATTTTACCTTAACAGCACATCACAATGTCAGACCCGTATGATATCAAAACCCACTTATCCAGTGGGACTGATGCGAGAACGCAACCTCAAATATGTTAAAAAAGAACTATGGAAAAATTATATGCAGAAATTTGGAGACGGTAATTTGAAATGGAATACAACGTCTCTGGATTCCAATTATTTCACCAATTACATGTTTAACAGCATCACTAAATCCAATAACAATTACACATTTTTATTAAATTCCGGTAGAATATATCCCCTTCGCCAAAACATAGCAAATGTATATTCGTCGTCAATCTCCCTTGATTTGGTAAAAAATTACAATGGGATTCGTTGTTCGGACACTTCTATTGGGTTATTTTTTAACAAAACTATTTCATATATTCTAAAAGATATATTACTACTCTACACAAATGCAACCAATTCCTATTTGATTGGAAAAAATGATGTGTTTTTAAATAAAATTCAAGAAATTACATATGATACAAACAATCTATACATGAATGGTAATGAAACCATCAATATTTTATCACTTCAAAGAATTTTAACGTTGTTGACTGATCTTCAGAAACAATTAGTTGCCAATTTAGTGGTTGATGATATATAACAGATTATGCGAATTTGGGGATTTATTATTGATACTATATATGTTGAAGTGATTTTAAACGCAAATCATTTAGAAAAAAAATCTTTAACATATGAAAATTCTGCCCACCACCGAAACGGTGCCGTTGGTATTTTATATGATATAAAAACAAACGATAGATATTATTTCAATAGAGATAATGCATTACATATCCAAGTATCAAACGCCATGAATTTTGATAAAAAAAACTTTATATTCTTATTGGAATATCCCGACAAGTTGCTCATAACCCACCCGAAAAAAGAAGACATAAAAATTGAGCAAATTATCAAGAAATTTAATATAACTGAAAATAATATAGAATACGTTTAACATTTTATCCAAATTTAAAAAATTGACACACATTTTGATAACTACTGATTAAATAACATTATGGCATTACCAGATTTAACCAACGAATTTGCGGCAGACACCTACAAAGGGATTTTACACACAGCAAATGTTCCTTTTTCGGGTGCCAATATACCCCAAATTTATGATGGGTTGGGTAACAAATCTTCTCTCAGATTGGGTTCGGATGGTAATGGTGCATTATTTAATGGAACTGTATCGGGAAACATGCTAACAGTGGTAGGATATAACACAATTATTGATTTTATTTATCCGGTGGGCGCGGTTTATTTTTCAACTAATAACAACAACCCATCTACAAGATTTTCAGGGACAACTTGGATTAACATTGCAAATGGTAGATTTATAGCAGGAGTTGGAACCGGAACCGATCAAAATTCAAACAGTAGAACTATTTCACCTGGTAATAATGGTGGTAGTTATATACACACTTTAACAGTAGATCAAATACCATCACATACCCACTCACCAGCGCAAAACCCCTCCTACCCTTACGTTGTGACATGGCCTTATTTGGGAGTGATCAACAGACAAGATGCTGGTCCTGATAGTAATGACACATTTATGTTTCCCGGACAAAGACCACAAGCTCAAACATTATCGGAGGTTGGTGGTAATGCCTCACACGAAAACACTCCACCCGGATTTGGTTTATATATTTGGCAACGAACATCTTAATAAGAAAATATGGCTGACATTTACATTTCAAAAATCAAGGTTCGCAGAGGGACAAACGCAGAGATCGATTCAACACGTTTTGACCAAGGAGAACTTATACATGCAACCGATTCCAAACGTTTATTTGTTGGTAACGGTGTATTGAGTGGGGGTAATCCTGTTTCCAGTAAAGTTCACCCCCCTTTAACCAAGTATTCAAGTCTTAGCACCACACTGGCGGAAGTTGGTGATTTAGTATCTGTAAATTCCATTTGGTATCAGCTTACAGCATCCCCTTATAGCTCTGCTAGTAATTGGGGTGATATGAGAACCAAATTCTCTTCCGAATTCATATACGATTCAACGTCCACTATCAATATGGCGGTTAGTGGACTATCGGCATCCAAAATCAATCCAAATACTGTTACAAATGGTGTCAATATCATTGATGGAAAAATTCAATTAAATTATAGAACCAATTTTTTTGAGCTATCTTCAAATCAACTTTCCATCAAAGCTGGAGGTATCACAACAAGGGAACTTGGTTCATCTTCTTTCAGTAATGGATTGAGCGGTGGTGATGGTAAACCAATTTCTCTCACAGTATCCCCAACCGATTTTACATTCCAGTCTGGAATACTTTCAGCCAATTACAATAGAATTTCCTCTTATGGATTGAACACTCAATCCCATCTTCCGGTTTCAGCATTTAACGCTTTAAGTGGATTGGGTGCTAAAGTGGGTGATACCTCTTCTGTTAATCAAGTAATCTACCAATTACAAACATTACCAAATTTTTCTTTAGGAAATTGGGAGGCGATTTCTAAAAATGGTATTGCAGATTCCATCTATGATACATTAACAGGTAATTCAACTCTAAATTCCACTAATTCCTTATCATCCATATTTAACGGTAGTCCATCTCAAACTACGGATGGTATTGTTCCGGGTATAACGCTCACCAGCTTCACTGCATTATCAAGTAATGGTCTTTCTTCTGTTTCCATAACACTATCATCCGCTGGATTCATCACTTTTGCAGGGAATTATATTTCCGAAACCGGAAAATCTGTAAATAGGTTCGCAATTCCAATCTTCACTTACTAATTATGGCTATTTCAATTACAAACGACACTCTTTTAAAATTACTTGCCCGTCAAGGAACCAATGCTGAACGTTTAAATGTCCTTTTAAACTCTGGAGAGTTTGCGTTCACTACTGATACTGAACGTCTTTTCATTGGTAATGGTGCTAGTAATGGAGGGGTATTGGTTG